CGAGTTCAATATAAATGCACTCCTGCGCGGCGATTCAAAAAGCATGGCGGAATCTTTCGCTGTCGGAAGGCAGGGCGGTTGGCTGTCTGTTAATGATGTTCGGCGATTGCTTAACTTGAATAGTATTCCGAACGGTGACATTTATTTGCAACCTATGAATATGTATGAAGCGGGTAAAGAGCCGCCGAAAAAAGAGACTTCTGTAGCACCGGCTCCGGCTGAACCCGACAAGGCGCTCGTCAAAGAGATAGAAAACCTTATATCACAAAGAGGCTAAATATGCCGAACGACTGGCTGAAAATACAAAACAAGAAAAACGATGCCGAAACCGGTGAGGTGTTTTTGTATGGCGTTATCACCGACGAAAAATGGTTTGACGAGGATGTCACCCCGTCCTGGTTCAAAGACCAGGTTGCAAAGTTAAAAAACATGAAAAACATCAACCTGTATATCAATTCCCCTGGCGGCGGTGTGTTTGCAGGGATGACAATTTATAACATTATCAATCGGCTCACCGCAGACGTAACGGCATACATTGACGGCCTTGCCGCATCTATCGCGTCGGTTGTGGCAATGGCTGCCGACAAAATAATCATGCCGAAAAACGCCTTGATGATGATCCATAACCCCGTCGGTATAGCGATGGGATATGCGGATGATTTGAGAAAAGAAGCCGACCTTCTTGACAGGGTGAAAATATCAATCATGTCAACCTACAAAGACCGGACAAAAAAAGAGGAAAAGAAAATATCCGACATGATGGATGCGGAAACGTGGATGACCGGGGAGGAGGCCGTTAAAAACGGTTTTGCCGACGTTCTGGAAGACAAAAAAAACATTACGGCTTGTTTGACCGATAAAAAATTGGTAATAAACGGGCTTGAAGTCGATCTCGATAAATTCAAAACATTCCCGAAGGATCGGTTCAGCGTTGCGCCGGTAAATTTGGGATACACAAGATTACGTGACGCAAGAAAAAAATACCTATCACTTTAAAAGGAGGTTCTGTATGAATTTTTCTGAATTGATCCGCGATGCGATGAACAAAATGCAGTCGCTCATGGATAAGGCAAAAACAGAAAAAAGGGATTTGACAGAAGACGAACAGACGGTTTTTGACAGTCTTGAAAAAGACATCAAAAACTGGAAAGCTGCCGCCGAACGGGAAAAGAAAGTGCAGGACATTCGTAACGACCTGAATACTTCGGTCACGCCGAATCCCGTTGCCGATATCCGGGTTACGCAGGGCAGGAAACCCTGGAATAGTTTCGGTGATTTTCTCATGGCTGTTAAAAACGCATACGATCCCTCGCGCGCCGTGATTGATGACCGCCTTGTTCCTGACCGCACCGGCGGCCCCCAGAACTCCACCGGCATGAGCGTCGCGGTATCATCCGATGGCGGCTTTATGGTTCAGCAGACCTTCGTGAAAAGCCTGATGGACTCCATCGTGCAGAAATCAACCGTACTTTCCCGTATTACTATGTTTCCCATTGGTGAAGGTTCAAACGGGATCGTGATGCCAGCCCTTGCGGAAACCAGTCGCGCTGATGGCAGCCGCTTCGGTGGTGCCCGCGCATACTGGGCGAACGAAGGCGGAACCGCAACGGTAACGAAGCCGAAAATCAGGGAAATCACCCTGAAGCTCGAAAAGCTCCTGGCCTTCGCATATATGACTGAAGAACTCATGCGTGATGCGACCGCGATGGAAGCGTTTGTCCGGAAAATCTATTCCGATGAAATGGCGTTTAAACTTGACGACGCGATTTTCAATGGCAGCGGCATCGGGAGCCCCCTTGGAGTTCTTGCCTGCCCCGCTCTTATCAGTATAACAAAAGAGGGCGGTCAGGCTGCGGACACAATCGTTTGGCAAAATATCGTCAAGATGTGGGCGCGTCTTGCTCCTGGTTCACAGTCGCGGGCAGTTTGGTTTATCAATCAGGAATGCCAGCCCGAACTGATGACGATGGCGCAGACGGTCGGAACCGGCGGCGTGCCGGTGTTCCTGCCAGCTGGTGGCGCGTCGGCCTCTCCATACATGACCCTGATGGGTCGCCCCGTGGTTCCCGTCGAACAGCTTTCCAAACTTGGCGATGCTGGCGATATCCTGCTTGCCGATATGTCCGATTATATCGGAATTGACAAGGGGACACTCGAATCCGATACGTCAATCCACCTTCAGTTCCTTTATGACGAGCAGGTGTTCAGATTCCGTTATCGTTTTAACGGTGCTCCGTACACTAATGCGGCAGTTGCGACGTACAAGAACGCATCTACCACAATTTCCCCGTATGTCACGCTTGGAGCGAGGTAAACAATAAACGGTGCCGGGCTATTCCGGCACTACCACTTTTTTGAAAGGAAATTATTATGAGTTCGATAGCAGAAAAGTTTTTCGCTGACGGGGACAACATCCTCAACAACGGCACTGCGGCAAATTCCAATACTTTTGTCGGGTATCTTCCGACGGCCGGCATTAGCACGATAAGTTTTCTTATCCCGATAACGATAGGTGCTTCTAACGATGTTACTATAACCATAACAACTGCTGATGATGCTTCCGGGACGAGTTCAACCGCATTGACGGAAAATTGTCCCGTTTATCGCAATGGTGTTAAGCAGACTGCTGCAAAAGCAGTTGTGGAATCATCTAATACCAACGACGATTATTTCCATGTTATCGAGGTTCCCGCCGCGATAATTCCGGCCGGGAAATATATCGGCGCAAAATCTGATGCAGGAAGTGCAAGCAATAAATACAGCGTAATTGCGCTGGAAGATACCTACTACAAAGGCTAATTCATAAGGGGCGGGAAAACCTGCCCTTTAACAAAGGAGATTAAAAATGTCTCAGCTTGATCCTCTCATGTCTTTTACCAAAATGCAGCGTGGCCAGCGCGTAGACAGGGCGACCGATAACATTCTTACCGGCGAAAACCTGTTTACAATAACCGGCGGGCGCGTTCTGGTGACTCAGATTGTCGGAGAAGTCACGACAACCATGCAAACAACGACGATTAATTTCAACCTGACTTCAGATCCTACCGTTGGCACAACAACGAACGATATGTGCGCCCTTACCGATTTGACGGCTGCCGAAGTTGGTTCGTTGTTGTCTATTACCGGGGTTGCCGCCGATGCCCTGGTTGTGGGAAAAAGTGGTTCGGTACGTGGGATGTCGAATCCCATGATCGTTGCCGCAGGCGCAATAGAGGCCACGGTCGGCGCGACGCATACCGGATCAATCAAATGGTCGATATGGTATATTCCTCTTGACGATGGCGCATACGTTGAGGCCGCGTAAAAAGTGGATTAAACCGTTCTGACAAATGGCGGGGCAATTCCCGCCATTTGTAAAAAAAGGAAATCAAAATGGGATTAAATGAGCTTGAAATTGCGACCGGGGCGCGTGTTGGAAAATACGGCGCTGTTGTTTATCGTGATTCCGATATTCTGCCTGACGGCGAAACATACCCGCTCTTTAATATTGTTGGTGGGCGCGTGGCTATTACACAGATAATCGGCGAGGTCACGGTAGTAATTCAAACGCAATCGAACAATACAAAACTTACGACAACCCCGACGGACGGAGCTGCCATTGATTTGTGCGCGGCGCTTAATATTACGGCTGATGCGGTCGGGACATTGTACGGGATCACCGGCACCGCAGCAAGTGCAATGCTTTCAGGGACAATCATTCCGCAGGCGACCCCAATAATCGCGGGCGTGGGAACTATTGATATTAATTGCGCTGCCGATAGCACCGGAGAAATCAAATGGGCAGTTTATTACATGCCGCTTGACGACGGTGCGTACATCGAAGCCGCCGGGGTGTATGTAACGACCGAAGGTGCTTAATGCTTAATTGCAAAATCAGGATAATAACGCCTCCATCTATCGAGCCGGTTTCGCTTGAAGAAGTGAAGCTGCATACCCGGATTTCGCATGATGTCGAGGACGATCTTCTCAATAACTGGATAGTCTCGGCGCGCAAACTTGCCGAAGATTTCCAGCGCCGGGCGTTTATTACACAGACGTT